CCCGCTGGTACAACAAACTCGTCAAGGGCGCGCTGGTCGAGCCGCATCAGTTCGGCGTCTTGCGCGAAGACATCGTGGATTTGGACGATCAGGAGGCATTCACCCACCACTACACCATCACCAAGTCGCAGCTCGAGGCAAACTTGGCCGGCAATCCCAAGAAGGCCTCGATCTTGGCGCGCGTCGGCCGCTCCTCCTCGGATCAACTGCCGCCGATGTCATCAGGACTCTCGCGCCTGATCATCGGGAGCCCTGTGGGCGGCGTGCCGCAGTCGATCGCGATCCCCGGGCAGCAGTCCGCTTTCACTGGCGGCCAGGGCGGCGCCGCGATGGGCCCAACCTACGACTACGGCCCGAAGGTCGAGGTGGAACTGATCGATATGTGTGACTTGTACATCTGGGATGACGAGCAGGAGGACTACCAGGTCATCACGCGCGCCGCCCCCGATGTGACGATCTACGACCGCCCGAACGAATGGCTCGGGCACGCGAAGGGGATTGCCCCCTTTTCGGTGATCCGCCCGGAATACAACCTCTACGACTACTTCTGGGGGGCATCCTTCGTCGCGCGACTGCAAATGCTGCAGGACTGGCGCACCGAGCGCACCTATCAGATCAAGGAAATCCTCTCCAAGCAGGCGAATCCGCCGTGGACCATCACGGGAGCGGCGGGCATTCAGGAGGAAAAGTGGGCGAGCCTGCGTAGCGCCGGCGGTATTTTGCCCTTCCCGAACCCCACCGGCTCCGCAACCCCGCATCCGCCGGAGATGCCGGGGGACATCTTCGCTGAGCTTGGCCAGATCGATGCCATGTTCGACGATCAGGCGGGCTTGGGTCACGTGCTGCAGGGCAAGGGCGAGCCCGGGGTTCGCAGCCGGGGCCAAGCGGATTTGATGGCGCGCTTGGGCTCTTCGCGCCCGAAAGAGCGCGCGATCGCGGTGGAGGAGAGCGCCGAGGATGTCGCCTACAAGATTCTTCGTCTGGTGCAGGATCACTCCGAGCAGCGATTCATGTTCCGCGCCGAGGGCAAAGAGTTGCCGTTCATCGCCGAGCAGTTCACCAAGGATTTCGAGGTCAAGGTCGACGCCCACTCCTCGAGCCCGATTTTCGTCGAGGACCGCAAGCACGACGCGGTGACGCTCTTGGAAGCGAAGGCGATCACGCGCTCGACGTTCCTCGACATGTTCGACCCGCCGAACCTGCAGGAATTGCAGGAGCAGTTGAAGGGCATCGAGAAGGCGGAACTCGAGGCCAAGAAGCTCGAACTGCAGATGGGACAGCATCAGCAGCACGAGAAAAAGCGCAAAGTCGGCTGATGCTTGCATTCGTCGATTGTGGAGGCGCACAATCGAGGCTGACCCGCAGTATGGCTGCTCTGCGTGAAAAGTGGCCCCTCAATCAGGAGTGCACCATGGCCCGTCGGCATCGTCGTCACAAGCGGAAGTAGTCGTGGCCCTCTCGCCACCCGGTCGGGGCGGCTTTAAGCCCCGTCGTCAAAAACGTGCCCGGAGACGCATGTGAGTGTGTCCCCGGAATTGATGCAACGCATGACCGGAGGGGGGCAGCCTCCTCCGGCCGCTCCCGGGGGCGCTCCGGGTTCGCAGCCCGCCGCCGCCGGCCAGGCCCCGCAAGCGCAGGCGCCCGCCGCCGCGCCGATGTCGACCCCGCAGGACAAGCGCGGCGTCAAAGCCGCCGCGATGACCAACCTGCACATCGCCGTCAACATGCTCGAGGAGGCGATCGGCGCCTTCGGCTCCGAGTCCAAGGAGGGGGGCGCGATCCTGAAGGCGTTGAATGGACTTGCGCCCTTGCTCGCAAAGAAAGATACTTCCGACCTAGTACCGGCCGAAATCCTCCAGATGGTCAAGCAATTGCCCCAGATGGGCGGGGGGACGCAGGTGCAGCAGGCGATCATGAAGCAGATGCAGCAGGCGAAACCACAACCGGCCCCGGCCGCGTGAGGATGTATGTCAACTCGCTACCTTGAACCCTCCACCACCGGCATTCGCAAGCCGACCGACCCCGGCAAGAACAACGGGCAGATGATCAATCCCCCGCGCTACGCCGAACACGGCGGCCTCACCGGGCCCACCAAGGTCGCGCAGGAAAATCCGCTGCACATCAGCAAGCCGGGCGGCGGGAGAGTCTGATGGCCACCCTCGAAGATATGACGGTCGATCAACTCCTCGCGCACGCGAAGTCGTTGGAGTCGAAGGCCTCCTTCTTCGATGCCATCAACAAGAACCCGAAGACGCGCGAGACCACTTTGCGCATGTTGAAGGAGGCGAATCCCGCCCTCTCCATCCCCGAAATCGACGCCAAAGACGCGGTGCTCGGGGAGTTGAAGACCGAGCGCGACAAGCGCGAGGAGCTCGAGCGCAAGTTCTTGGAGCGCGAGGCGCGCGACAATGTTCGCGAGCGCCGCGAAGCGATCCGCAAGGCCTACAAGTTGACCGACGAGGATGTGGTCAACGTCGAGAAGATGATGGTGGACGAAAAAGAGGTGAACCTGACGCACGACATGGCCGCGCGCCTGTATGTGGCTCAGCGAACCTCAGCCACCCCCACCCCCGCCTCCTTCATGCCGCCGACCTACCAGATGCCCGAGAAGGATGTCTGGGGCGGGGCGATTGGCAACCCCGCGAAACTCAATAAGATCGCGATGGATCAGGCGTACGAGGCGTGGGGCGAGATCACCAGCGGAAAGGTCGCGGGCCTCGGAGGCGCGCGGCTGAATTGAACTTAAAACCTCTCTCGGGTGTTTGACCGGCGCCTCGGGAGACAAGTGACGTAGGAGCGAGTTTATGCCGGTTCTTGGTACAGGAATTGTCCCGTCAGGGGGTGTAAACAGCCTCGGTGGCGAGTTACAATATGTGGTTAGGCGAGCATTTGTCAAGAAGTTGGTGGTGCAGTTGTACAATACTTCACCGCTCGCCGCTGCCTTGATTGCGAACAGTCAGCCCGCGACGGGCGGCGTCTCCTCGGTCACGATCCCGGCGCAGGGCGCGCAGTTCGTGAACCTGCAGTGGGTCGGCTATGACGGCTCGTTCAATCAGCCGGCCGTGCAGCCCGCGGTTACCAACCTCGAATTCAATCTCAAAGGGGCCGTCATCCCCATCCCCTATCTCGGGTTCGAGGGTCTTATCCAAGACGCGCACGAGATCATTCCCTTGCTCGCCGCGCGCATGAACGATGCGGGCAATGTCTACTGCGATGGCGTCGCAACGGCGCTTCTCAACAACGTCTCGAACACGCAGCAGATCATCGGGCTCCCGGCGGCGGTCGATGACGGCACGAACGCGAACTCCTACGGCAATCAGTCGCGCACCACCAACCCGTGGCTCAAGGCGAAGCGCTACGCCGCGGGTGGAGTGAACCCGACGCGCGCCATCGTCGCGCAATACATCACCGGCACGTTCAAGTACGGCGGGGAACTGCCGACCTTCGGCATCTGCGGCCCGGCGACGTGGCAGACGCTGCAGAACGACTACCTCACGAACGAATCCTATGTCATCACGCCGGAAAAAGGGTTTGATGATGAGCCGTGGGGCGCCCGTTCGGCGTTCCGGGCCTGCATGGTCGCCGGCATCCCGATCTACATGGACCCGTACGTGCCCGAGGGGACGATGTACCTCCTGAACACCGGGTACTTGGCGTTCTACATCCACGAGCGCGCGGCCTTCGCCTTCACGGGCTTTGAGTCCACGCTCTCAAACTTCCAGATCGGCTATATTGGGGCCGTGATCAGCCTGCTCGAATTGGTTTTGGCCAAGCCGAAGGTGACGACCGTCATCACCGGCTTCACTTATGTGAGTATCTAAGCCATGGGCTTCAACAAAATCTCGGGTCAATCAGCGATTCCTCCGATGCTGCCCATCTGTGTGCAGGCGGGTGAGAACTTCATCCTGCCCGCCGGACAGGGCCTCGTTGGCGGCTTCGGAGCGACCTCGCCGCCGCAGATCGGCACCAACAACCCCTTGACCGGGCAGTACATGCTCACCCTCGGGCAGTACACCAACCTGCAGGTGTTCAATGCCGGGATGCAGTGCTGGGAGACGGTGAACGTCAACCCGTACGCGCAGGTGCCGGTCTCCTCGGACGGCTTCAATTACCGCATCGCCAACTCGACGGGCTGCCCGGTGGGCGCGGTCATCACGAACGCCGGCTCCTCCTACGCCAACGGCTTCTACGGCTACAACCAGGCGGGGGCCGCGACCACCATCATCGGCGGCGTCGTCACCGCGGGGCAGACGTATCTCACCGTGACGCCCTCGGCCGGCTCCTCA